AAGCTCTTTTTCAAAGTGTGCTACTGCGTCTGGTATCTTAGATACATCACGTGAAATTTCGCTATACCAACCCATTACTCATCCCATTCGTCTAAACTGTCATCATCCGGATCAATATCTAGATCTAAATAATATGATATTGCATCATCAAGAACATTGTCACTACCTAATGCGGCTGTAAATGCTTCGTCTGATGCACCATAATCCGCACAACATTCTACATAACGTTCAGCAACAATTTCTATACTTTTCTTATCAATAGTATCTTTAAATACCATCCATACATCTACAATTTGACTTTCGTCCATGGTTTACTCCTCGATTAGTTCGTGTTCTTCTACAACAATTCCTTCGTCGTCATCTGCGGTATTTACCACAGGTGCTAACTTCTCATTGTATTCCGACATAATCATATCCATCTTAGATGGTTCCATCCATGCCTTACGATAATCGAGATGTTCTTCGCCTGCTAGATCAATATACTTGAGTCTGTTACCTTGCTTTTCTAGCAAACCTTTTTTCTCAAATAGTTCAATAAGACCACTGTAAGGATTCATACCTGTTTCGTATGGAATCTTTACTTGTACACCTTCGAACGGTTTTGCGTAACGTGTCTTCATTACTTTACAACCTGCTCTAATACCACGTACTTCTGAGATCTTATTACCAGCTTCATCTTCTTTTAGTTTCATCTTTTTCATTGCAACAACAATACTTGATGCATAGATAAAGCCTTGTCCACCACTGATCTTGTCATCTGGATCAAACATATCTTGTGATGCATATGTATGGTTAGTACATACTAGTCCTACGTTGTAACTACCAATCATGTTAACAGTATTACGTACAAGTGATGTTAGTGCTTTAGGCTTACGACCCATATCACCTTTCATATCACCTTTGTTAAACTGATCAACATCTGTTGGTGTTAGTAGCATACCTAATGAATCAATTACAAACAATACTTTAGGACGATCTTCTTCGTTCATTGCTTTATAATCTGCCATAAATGTGCTAACAGTTTTTGCTACATCATCAATCATTGACATATTTAATTTAAGAAGTTTATCTTCTCCTGTGTCAACGTCTAATGCTTGTAGCCAACTTTCATCAAGTGCATTCTCTGAGTCAATTAATACTACAAAGATACCTTGGTCTTGTGCGTGTTTTACAATGTTACCTGCACAGAAATAACTTTTACCTGCGCCTGATTCTCCTGCAAACACTGTTACCTTGCCTAGTGGAACGCCTCTATGAAAGTCGCCGCTAATAAGATAGTTTAGTGCATATGAGCCTGTGCTAATCCAATCTGTTGGATCATTAAAGCCACTACTCATACCTGTTATACTTTTAGTTAAGTCCTTACGGAACTTACTAACATCAAATGATTTAGCCATAGTTTCTCCTTGTTAAAAGCTAATGTAGGGGAAATTAATCCCCTACAAACGATTAATTATTTTATGATTGACGTGCTCTAATCATTGCAAGAATGTCCGATCCGTCACCTGCTGGCGCAGCCGCTGCTGGTGCAACCTCTGCAACTGGAGCCGGAGCAGCTTCTGCTACTGGAGCAGTTGGTGCTGTTACTGGTTCAGCTGTCATTGATGTTGCTGTGCCGTTAGCTGATGATTTGTTTGGATCACCAGTACGTGCAGCCATTCCGCTTGGACGGAAATAATTGCTCCAACGATCCGGATCATACGCTTCACCGTCTACCGATGCTTCAAACATCTCTTGCATAATTTTAACTTCGATTTCACCTGGCTTCTTAGGAAGGAAGTCATTAAGATTAAACAGTCCGTGTGTATTAACTGCATTCATCTCGGCATCACTTAATGGACGCTCTCTACGTGCCCAATTACTTGTGCCGTAGTCAGCATATCCGCCTTTTGAAGTTTTATTAAGACGGAAGTCTACACCAGCAGTATAATCTGTTGGTAATTCTTCCATATCAGGATCCATAAGTGCCTGCTTAATAATTTGGAAAATTTGTGGACCAATAATAAAGCGTCTGATTGGATTTTCAGGTGCCTCATCGTCTGCCAGTGGATTATCTGTTACAAATCCTTGGAAGATATATGAACGTTTCTTCCAATATTTACGACCCATGTCTTCTAGACTCGGATCTTTAAACCAACCACGTACCTCTTGTAAGATACCACAGCTGTCACCATACATTTCCATACATGGTACTTGTACCTGTACTGGACGTGAACCTGTGTCACCTTTTACTCCACTAAATGGAAGTTTGATCATCAAACGTTCTTTCCAAAAGAACGTATTATCCTGATCGCTGTCAGGTAAAAAACGCATCGTTGCCGACTCGCCTTCTTTGATGTTCCAGAATGGGTAGATTGGGTTTGGACCTTGTGGTCCTCGATTTCCGCCAGTATTGGCTTCTTGCTCTTTAAGTTTAGCTCTAATTTCTGCTAATGATGCCATAGTTTTGCCTCCTATATGTTATGCCTATGTGCTTTGTGCCTATTTGTTTGTAGCACAGTTTATATTATATACTGGTTTACAAACAATGTCAAGTCTTTTTTTAAAGAAAAAACATAAAAACTTATAGTAGGACTTATAGTCCTGCTAATTTCATTAATCTATCGCCTAGTTCTCTTATTTCTTGGGCTTCTGTTTTCTTTTCAGCCTTGCTGTACTTGTCTTTTCCTGATTCACCAATTTCTTCATCTTGCTCGATTGTAGGCTCCATTACTGTGCCTTCTGGTTCTTCGTCTATCATTGGTTCTTGTACAGGTTGTGCATACTGTTCAAAAGTTGCTTGTATACGCTCAATAAATTGTTTTGCTGGTTCAATATACTGTTCGCCATAGTCTTTTTCAATTGCTGTTAATACTGCTGTTTCGCCTTTTGGAAACTGGCCTGACTCACGATCAAACATGCTAAGAACAAACTCAGTTACTGGAGTCTTTTGTTCGTTTGACTCCTTTATGCTCTCTAATAGACCTGCTGCTTGCAATGCTTTCATAGTTGCTGGACCTACATTCATTGCTGTGTCCATCTTGCCGTTTTGTATAGTAAGAAACTTAGCTGGGCTTCTTACATAGCCTTTGTTTGGAAGTATATATAGATTGCTTTGTGTATCAAGTACAGCTGGTACGCCTTTAGTTCCAGCTACATCTACTGTTGCTGATTGAAAGCCGTCCCCTAGATCTCCGCTAACTTTATCGCTGGCTGCTTGAACTTTTTTGTTCAACGATAGTTGATCTTTTGCTTGTTGTGCATAGTTAGGTTCTGATTGAGGTTCATTCTCGTTAAAATCTTTATCCGTCACATCTGCAGGATTCATTATAGGTTTTGGATCAGGGGAATCTGTAGCACCCATTGCTTTAGCTTTGGCAAGGGTTGCTTTTACCATATCAATTGCTTCTTGTGAAATGCTACCACGGACCATGCCTTGCGGTTTTGGATCTTTTACTAATTTAAATCCTTCACGCTTGATGCCAGTATTCTGCAATAGCATATCAACTTTTGCAAGCATGGCCGCACCTGATGGAGCAGCCTCGTTCATTTTGTTCTTTGCATGACAATCGCAATGTTTACAATCAGGTCCGCACTTACATTCTGTAACAGGTTTGCCGCAACATGCCTCTGGACACATTTCTTGTTTTGCTTCTTCAACACTTTCAGGTGTCAACATACCAATTGGTATAATTGCAGTCTTGTTGTTTGCAAACCTTATTCTTGCTCTATTACCTTTACTACTCAAACCTATAATTTTTCCTGGAGCCGAAAAGTCGTTGTAGCCTTGTTCGTCATTTACCACTACATTGTCGCCTTTTTTGAAGCCTTCTACTACATCTTCATCCATTGAATCAGCAAACTGCCCCATCATGTCTTCAAAACTGTTTTCAATTTCTTCACCGTACTTGTCAAAACTTCCTGGTAAGCCACGAGTTGAACCATCAGGTCCTGATCCCATAAAGTAAGGCATTTGTATAACCATACCAGGTTGTATCATTGCTGGATCTGTAATATCTGGATTTTCATCCATAATTGCTTGTAGTGCGTCATCTCTTCCATGACCTTGAAAGTTAGCATTTTTAAATTTCATATAGATGCTGTATAGTGTATCGCCAGGTGCAACTTTATATGTTTCTGCCGGTGCGCCTACTTCAACATCGTCAATGCCTTCATCTAACATATCTTCAGCTGTAATATCTTTTGCTTTTGTTGCTTCGCTTACTAAGTTATATATGTAAGGAAATACATCTTTTAATTCTTCGTTAAATTGTCTAATAGTTAATTGGTCTACCCAATTCTCTGCAACGTCACTAGGCACATCTTCCATCATTGGTTTTTCGTATGCGGCAATAGTTTCTGCATAAAACTTTGGCTTTTGTAATGACTCAATAGTTTTTCTTACTGTAATAATTCTTTCTTTGACAACATCCATATATCCTGATAGGCTTTCTGCCATTACAGCCGAACGACCCATGTAAGATTTAAACTTGCGGAGTTTATTCATCTCTTCACTTAGGCCTACAA